GTGTAACCATTGAGGGTAACTGTAGTACCTGATGCACCATATGATTCAGTAGGCTCCTGACGGACGTTATTGATGTACAGGTCAATAGCTTCTGGGCTAGATACAGCGTGGGTCAGTGTTAGTGTCCCACCTGTGGCACCTGTTAAGTCTTGTTTAGCAGGGATGCTGCTGTAGCCTTGTACAGCCTGATTACCAATGTAACCCATGTCTCTCTCCCTTACGTGCTAATTGCGTCAACAGCAGATACCCACACATCCAATGAGGATGCCGTATCAGATTCTACCCACAGTCTGTCACCACTAGCTACAACTACTTTTGCACCACCATCAAGAAGCTGCAAAGCACCGCCAGCAGCGATTGGTGCGCCTTTAATGAGGTAGTGGTTAGTGCCGCCGTTAGAAAGGTAGCAGTCCACAGTGATTGCATTAGATGTTGTGTTAGTCATATGGATACCAACAATCGTATCGTAACTGTCAAAGTCTGTGCCATTAGGTATATCAGCAGCCGAAGTGCCTACGCCCTGTAGCTTATATCGTCTAAAATTCTGTGCCATAGTTTATCCTCTATAGGGCGATTGCCATTGCGATTGCGAAGCCGTTAGTGGCAAGACTACTAGTATCTGTAGCTACATCCTGCCATCCTGAGAACGTGCGTACACGCATCACATTGTCTGTGCTGTTGAAGTAAAGGTCACCGACATTCACTGTGCCTTCGTTAGTGTTTAGCTGGTAATCTTCTGCGTTTGAATCTGAAGTAAATGAACCGTAGTACACATCTACAAAGTCTTTAGCAGAGTTAGCTGCTTGGTTAGCCCAATACTTAGCTGAGTATTCAGCAGCCGCACCCGCACCCTTAACGGCTGTGTCACGGTCAAAACCAGAACCACCACCTAATGCCCACTGTTTAGCAGAGCCTTCTAGGTTTGTTACTTGTGTACCAATAGCGTATTCTTTAGATGAGAACTCAGTGCCATCCACTAATCCTGTGGTTTCTACTGCCCAATCTTTAGCAGGGCCAGCACCAGCAGTATCTGTGATACCTGTACCACCTACAGACCAAGCCTTCGCTGAGTAACCTTGACCTGTTACTGCTTCACCGTCTGTCTTAACAGCCCAATTCTGTGCGTTAGTCTCAGAAGTTGCAGCATTAGTCTCACTGGTAGCTGCATTAGTACCAGAGGTAGCTGCTGCATCCTGATAATGCTTGGCTGAATAGTCAGTCGTTGTACCGTCTGACAGTGTGTACTGTGAACCAATGGGATGAATAGCCAGCTTAGTAGCATCTGGAATGATGTTACCTGTAGCTGTACTAACTTCAGCTTGTGCTGCCGCAATAGCTGCTGCTTCTGCTGCTGTAACAATGCTATCTGCATAGGCTTTCGTAGCAGCGTCTGTGCTTGCTGTAGGAGAGCCTACGTTAATGATTCTGTTGTTACCTGCATCCCAGCGATTAGTTGTGTCCAGACCAATAGTGTCCCCAACCCTGTCTACTGCCTCTTGTGCAGAATGAAAGAGTTGGATAGCACTATTGTCTAAGTCTTCTTCTGTGAGAACTGAGCCTGATGCAAAGTCAACTGCACGTGTAGCCAAGTCAGTTGTACGGCGAACCTGTACAATAGCACTAGAAGCTGGTGCAGAAGTTAGCTGTACACTTGCAGCAGAAGGAAAGGTCAGGCCTGTCTCAGCCACACCATCTACCGTGACGCTAATCTCACTGGTATCTTGATATGTAAAGTTGATGGCAAACGTATCTGTTGTACCATCCCCTGTGTAATTAGTATATGAAAGAGCCATCTCTTATCCTTGTGTTTTGTCTAATGATGTAACTTTAGGTTAGTTGCCAAAGTAATTAGCTACAGCGTTAAGTCCTTGACGTGCGCCATATAAAGATTGGTACGGAGCAAGCCGTAGGAAAGTTCTCCAATCGGATTCTGACCAATCATTTTGTGCAATGGAATCTACTGTCTGAAAAGCAGACTGTGCCAGAGAAAACGCTGGTGGTGTAATGGCGTAAGTATTGCCAGACATAGCACCACTAGAAAGTTGATAGATATACATTAACATGGAAGATGCACCAATCTGATTTAATGCACCTAGTATAATCTTATCACCTTCCATCATGTCCCTTACGTACTCATCTGCGTCACTACGTCCAGCAGCATTAAGATTAACACGTGCTATATACATTAGTGAACCCATCATAGCAGCAGAAAGAAGTACTTTACTAACAGCCATGTCTCCTCTACGCATACGTACACCTAAACGCATGGTTTGTTGCTCTAGGGATGCTACCGTAAAGTTCATAAACTGGAAAAAAGTTTTACCTACTTCACCACGGAGCCACGGATTGGTAGAAGAAATGTTACTTTCTTGTACGTTGTTCCTAGCTTCCTTAAAACCTGAGGCTTGAAACGCATCACGTACATCATCAGGCCAATCTTTTAGATTTAACTTTTTTACTGCACCATTAGCCTCTTTTTCTACAGTATTACTACGCATAATAGCAGAAATACGCCCAGCCATTTCTTCATTTAGGCCTAGTTGTTGACGCTTGGTTACAGAGAAAGGTAGGTTACCTTTTTGAGCAGCAAGTACCCACTCATTCGTATAATTTAGCATTGACAATCTACGAAGAGTTTGTGTTACACCTGTCAAGCCAGACCAGTAGGCTACATTCTTCTGAGCAGTAAAACCAAACTGCTCTGTACCCCTAGCTAACCTAGCACTCCAACCTTTTTTATCTACCCAAGCACGTTCAGGTGATATAGTATCTCCTACATCTTCTGTATCGTACCGTGTAACATTAGTCCAGTTACCAAGAGCAACCTCTTCACCTAAACCAAAGGCCTCAACTAACTCACGCATAATATCGTCAGGTAATCTACCCTGCTTTGCTTTTCCTATTAGGCTTCTATAAGCAGGTGAGGATTTAAGGATAGTTCTGAAAGAATACTCAAACATAGCGTTTGATAATTCCATCAAGGCTGACATGCCTGACATACCCATGTTTATAGCAAAGCTAAAAGCACGTGTGGCAATAAAGAAATCACGTGTTCTGTTTGACACCTCTTGTCGGTGTGCTAGTCTACCAGTGATACCGTCATACATAAACTCAGCAGCATTTATGGCTTCGTCTATTTCATCCTTAGATGCGTTCTTTCTCTTACCTTCTATTCTAATGTTTTCTAGTAAGTTATCAAAATTTGAGTTTACTTGATTAGTGTTGATACCATTACGTGCTAAACCAATAGCACCTGACATTTGAAACACATAACTGTTAAACAACTGTTCTGCATCTTCTTCCAATAAGTCAGCAAACTTTAGTTCAAAGACATTACCATCAGAATCTTGTGCTTTTATCACAGCATCTTCAGACAGTACTAAACGATGTCTTGCTCTTTTATGAGCCTTAGGTATATTAGTACGTGTAAGAAAGTCTGTTACTATGTCTATATCTTCTGCATCAAACCCACCTGCTTTAAGAATATCAGCAAGGTCTTCTAGGTTCATTTCGTTAGCACCAGCATGACCTAACTTACCCAACTTAGGGTCAGTAATTGATTTAGTATATGCTGTAGCTATCTTTCTAATATAGTCCTTTACCATTTTATCGGTAACTTTTTTCTTACCCTTAGATGCAAGATGTTTTCTAACATTAGCTACAATGTCAGGTTGACCTTTTCTAATAGCTGTATCTACTAATTCAGCGATTTGTAGGTCTGCCTCATCACCTAGTCGCATACGTAATGCTCTAATCTTTTCATCGTTAAAGATACGTGTCATGTAGTTAGAGTGGTTATTAAGCATATCCATGCTAAACCCTGCTACATCATGCTTGACAGCTTCTTCGGCTAATTCTCTTTGTAGCTTGTTTACTAAGTCTCCTACCTCTTTTACTTCATTAGGGACTTCAGTATCAATACCACGTACATAGCGTGATACTAAGGTATTAAAGTCTGAAATAGTGCCACCAGTACGTTGCTTCCAACGAGACTGTGCATTAGGCATAACATTAGACATAGTGCTACGGAACCTAGCCTGATACATTTCTGACCACTCAGAAGCAGACATACCTGTTTCTAGTTTACCGCCTTTATACCCTGATGAGTTAAGACCTAAAACACGTGCAGCATACCTAGCGTAACCAAGCTTATGGCTTGCTAGTCTATAACCAGTAGATAATAGCTTACGCAGCCCAAGCATATTCCAACCAGCTTGTTCTGGAATAGCTTCTGCTACTTCTTTAGTTACTTCACCTACAGGAATAGATTTCTGTTGGGTAGGTAAACCATCAGCAGCTTCAATAAACTTTTCTCCATCTAATTCTTCACGTAGTATTTTTTCTGCTAGAGCATCTACGTTGTATTCATCGTGAAATCTTTGCTCTGCTGGTGTTAGTGTTTCCCCACGCAAAACCTTTTGTGCAACCCTAGCACGATGCCCAGCACGAACAAAAGCTGTAGCACCTGCGTTCAAACCGCCAGCTAGGGTAGCCCCTAAACCACCTGCTATAACAACATCACTAGCAGTTACATCATACTTTAAGTTTGCACGGATGGCTTCAAATGCTGCTGTTTCTGCACCACCAATTACTGCTCCATACTTAAACGCACGTCCTACATTGTAAGCTTTTTTAGCTGTACCTGCTACTAATGCAGCACCACCCCCTACAGGGCCAGCAACGGCTGTTGCGGCTGCTGTTGTACCAAAGATAGCTGTCCACTCTACAGGGTCAAACATAGCAGCTAGGGCGGTTGCTGTAACACCAGACCAACCGTCCTCTGCTATTTGTCTTCTGTTTGCTTGTGTGCGTAAGTAAGATTCACGTGTTTTCATGGCTGAATTAACGCCACGTAATTGTGCATCTTCTAACACCTCACGTGCTGCCAGAGTTTCTTCTAGGCCTTCAGTTAGTTGTTTGACCAACTCAGGTGTAAACTTAGTCACAGGTACGCCTGATGACTGAAACCTATCTAGATTATTATAGACGGAAGTAGCAATCCATTCCTCTTCCACCGCACTTCCTAAACTATTAAGAAATGTAGAACTTCTGCTGTCAGCCAGCACCTGCTGCTTAGTTAGGGCAGCTTCGTCCACAGTCGTGACTAAGGGTAATGCGTCAGGATTGACACCCTTTATGCCAAGGTCTTGGAGAAGTTGTTCGTTTTCAGTAGCCATAGTTTGACCTTCCGTCTATAATATTATCCAAATATGTTGTCATACATACTAGTAAACAAGTTCTTTGCTTTCTTCACTGCTTTTCTAGTGTACACGCCAGCTTTTAATTCAAGCATAGAAGGTAAGCTTTCAGTAGGGATGTCAGAAGCATTTTGGATTCTTCTGAAATCAACCTGCTTTTCGTTCATGTTGTAAGAAGACATGGTTACCCTATCACCAGTGTTACCACCAATAAAGAATACCTCATCACCTTCTACTTTTACAACAATGCCCACGTGACCATAGCCTAGCTTAAACTTTTTACGCTCTTCTGCCGTGTGTTGTTTAACCATCACATCACCAGCTTTAACTTGTGTAGGTTCTACTTGAGTACCAACATTAGTGTAAGCTTTAGCACGTATCTGGTCAAACTTGTCTGTACCAAATAGAGCCTTAGTGTCGATACCTGAATCACGCAAGACCTGTGTTAAGAAAGCAGCACACCACGCTTTATTTGTGGCAAACTCTTCTACTGTTTCTTGGTCTGGGTTCCAATCACCCACAGATGTTTTAAAGAAACCTTTAACAGCAGCAGCACCCTCATCTGTGTTCTCATCAATACCGTAGTATTTATAAGCAGCATCAGCAGGGTTTTGCGCTAGGGCAATATCTACAACAGCAGAAGCTGTTGGGACATCACCCACCTTTAACTGTTCTTTCTGTGGAATAAGGTCTGTATCAGCGTGTGCCTTAGGTATAACAGCTTCAAAGATAGATGCGGCTGCATCACCTGCACTACTCGCAAGTTCATTAGCTACTTTTATAGCCCTGTTCTTAGTCTGTGTAGCCCACCTAGTAGCGGTAGCAGTACCATCCTCTGCAACATTGTAAAGCATATTAAACTTAGCCTTGGCAAGAGCAGTAGCCTGTTCTGCGGAACCTTCTGCATACTGTGCAGCTTCCTTAATTGATTCCATAAATTTAGGCCACTCTTTGGTGACATTAAATCTACCTAGCTGATAACCCATTTGAATCATACCAGACTTTGCTGTTTCTGGTAGGTTCTCAAAGCCTTCTACTGCGTCAGAAAAGTAGTTAGTTATTTTATCTACTTTCAAAGCAACTACAGCAGCAGATTCCTCAGGCTGTACGTTGTTGATGTCAGCAATAAGAGCCTTCTCATCATCCTCTAGTGATTCAATCTGTAGACCATGACCTACTGACTGCTTACCCATATCATCATAAGGAGTGTATTCAAAACCCTCATCATTCATAATGGTTGCAGTAGCATTAGCTGTTGTTACAAAGTTTAAGTTAGAAGATAGCTTATCTACGACTTCCTTAACTTCTGGTGTAGCATCCTTGAACATATCAGTAAAGGCGTTCATTGGTGTTACATCACCAATACTAAGACCAAGGTCTTCTCTTCTTGCAGCGGCATCCTCAGGTGTTACAGTTTCCCTGACTTGTCCTGTACCCTTAAACAAACTTTTTACATATTCAGCTTCTTTTGCCAGACCTTCTGCTGTAGGTACTAAATTAAAGCCATGTGTAATACCTCTGGTTAAGATACCATAATTTGGGTTTATAAGTTTGTCTAAGTCTTTTGCAGCAGGGGAATTTAATAAGTCTTCAAATGTTCCTGCTTGTCCTGCTTCACCTGTACCACCAAAGTATGTAAGGTTCTGGTTAATGGTATCTTCTATGACTTGCTGGGAATCAGACAACAAAGCATCTGGTACTGTGCTTGTATAACCAGTAGTAAACTCGTTATCCTGTGTCATCACAGTGGCTTC